ACCGTTTCACCAGTTAATGGATATGAATTAGGACCATTGCCATCCCAACCTCTCATAAACATACCAATATGGAGAAGCATCAGAAGTGCTTCCTTAATCTTATCCTGATGGTCTGAAGTTGAATATTTCCTAACCCAATCTCGTTCTTCTTGACTTAGATTCTTAAGACGGCTTTGTATCTCTTCAATACAACTAGCCAAATCTACAAAGGTGTCATGAGTTGACTTTGAGCAAATGGCAAGTAGCTTCTTAACTGCATACTCTGGCATAGGTACACGATCAAAGTCTACAAAGTCAGAGTAGGTGTTGAAATGACATATAATCTCTTCTGGAGTTGTTACAACACACGGCCCATCAAAGAGAGGACCAAAGGATAAACATTGATTGGTTTCTAGTTCATCCAAACTCACATAACCTATAATAGTGCTATCGAGAGATGGACGTATCTTACCCAATTGCCATGTTCTATCCAAAGATAGATATGCGTTGTATGATTTCCGAATTGCATCATTGATAGATGCCAGTTTATTTTGTCCCGTTAGGTTTAGTCCTGGATCCAATTCCATAAACTCATCTTGGAGGTGATTCTTAATAGTAGAAGCTTTGTAACACTCCCAAGGTAAGCGACGATCAAACCTCTTTCGCAAATCTAATTCAGTACCTTCGATTTGAGATTCTGTCTTATGAGGATTAGGGTATGCATTGAGTGCTGCCTCTGGATCTACAAAGTCAAGTAAATTTAAATCGTTAAGAATGGCAGCATATGCAATATAATACTCCCTCTCTGCACCTCGTAATCGTTGCCCTGTTATATCTGTCTTGATGAGATTGGACCAATAGATGATAACCTTCCGATTAGCTGATATCATCTTTACCGGATTATTAACTTCATGGACTAGGAGATTACGTAGTGTATCGATATTAAGATTCTGAGCCAAACTAAGCAGCGTGCTAAGATTCATAACTGTCAAGTAGCATGCATCATAGATTGTTGCTTTGGTATCATCTACTCGAAATACCATACCTTTGCTTAGACAATGCTTGTATGCAAAGATAATACCGATTGCATCAGGATTATCATTGTCTGGTTCCCCAAATTTGCATCGTAATATCTCAGAGTTGGTTAAGCCATTTAGCATCCTTCTTTCGTGAATGTTAGCTGCTACTCGTAGCGAATCCTTCTTCCACTGCCTAACATTAGGATTAATGAAGCAACTGACTTTCCTCATATAATCTTCATCTCCTTCTAGTGTCTCATTACCTTCACAGTTCATGATATATTGCATCACTTTGCTAAAATACTCTGGAGTATAATTATCAGCACTACGACGACAACATACCAAATATAAATTAAGAAGTACGCATGTTGGAAGCTCGTTAGTATAAGCTATTCCCGAATGAAAGAGTTTCATTTTTGGTTACATATAGAGATTATGTGACCAAATCATATTTTTCAACTACCAATATGTTTAGTTGAATTCAAGTAGCACTGCATAATTGCCTTTGGTATATTCGATAACAGATACCTTATTGTTCTTAGATCCCTTGTCAGCATTAACCGTTTCAACTAATTTCAAACGACGATTAGCACCCAAGTGATAGATGACTATTTGTCGATCTAAGATTGGATAATCGGATTTAGATACCATTCCTTCATTGATTTGCTTCTTGATCCACTGATCATGTACATAAACACAAGAAGCAATACTATGATCTTTAACATTTTGGATTAGGAACTTGCCAAACTCCGGACTATAATAGACATATGGTTCGTCGTCTAGAGAGTTCCAAGTGATGATATCTTCATTTATTTCTATCTTGGATTCTACATTGGTAATGGTCTTGATCCAAGCATATAGATCTTCAGAGTCGGAGAATATAATATTGTTAGCTCGTGGAACAAAGTCGTCTACACTGGTATATCTCTCATAAATATAACCAAAACTATTACGCTGAGCTATTGTTGAATAACGAGCATACCTTTCAAGGAAATAGTTGATAGATGCCTCCATATCACCTGAGATGACAATGAACTTATTATCGTTAGATACTGCACTTGGCATCAATGTCTTGAGGTATTGAAGAGCAGTTTCGATATCATTTACAATTCTAAGATTGTAAGGTACCTTATCGATATTATAGGTAGATAGAGTATCCAATGCACTATTGTTACGAACTATCATATGTGATTTCAATACTTCCATTGTTGAATCCATGCTTGATTGGACAAAGACTTCACTGCTTCTAAATCCACTATCGACAATGTTATAAAGCCATTCCATAATTTGAAGAATGCCAACACTAATCTTGCTTAGCTTAACCATTCTATTAGTGGTCTTATCTCCTCCTGTACTATATAATGTTGAGATGAGTCCCATCAAATTGGTTTGAGTAGTGTCGATCTTGGTGATCTGTTTGTCTGATACTGGAACATAGAACGCATTAGAATATGTACGAATCTTATACCAAAGTCCTCCTTCAGTTCTGGATTGAGGTACTCCGAGCAATTGGATAACTGATGATGAAGGTATGCTGACGATTTTCTCAAAACCTACAACATTAATGGGTTGAGAAGGAGCAATCAATGCTGCAAATTTGACTCCTTGTTTGGTTAGAGATAATGCTCTACACTTACCATATCCATCAATGTTTTGGGCTTGAATTGTGCATCCTAACTTACGGAACTCTTCTTCATAGTCCAATACACCAAATGGATTAGTCGTTGATCCGGTATGCGATCCGGTAACATTTGTCAATTGAATCTCATGAGTCTGCAAAAGCACTTGATATAGCTTACTATTGAAGTCTTGACCTAACTTTCCATCAAAGAGGGATATCTGAGGTGAGTCACCTTCAGCGTCTAATGCAACAATAACCTCATAGTTAGGTTCTTCGATATTATCAGATTCGGAACCCCAATTGCGATATAACATAATGACTGGACGATTAGGACGAAGATTACGCGTATGGAACATCTTATATCTTGGCATAAGAATATCACCTTGAAGTCCTGTCTTCAAGTTACGAGTTAAACTACCAGTAAACATATAAATATTAACACCAAATCCATCTCCATATGGTAGTGCTTCTTCCAATAGACGATAGACTAATGTACCATCCATATATCGATCCTTGTTATTGAGCAATTCCTTAATCTGAATATTGCTATAATCGTATAACTCTTGCTTAGCCACTTCTGGAATGCAATGATTAATCAATGATTGACGGAACTTGTTGATGAAGATATTGACAGTTGAGAAGTCATCACTGAGGATAGCACTTCGGTAAGGTTCTACTGCAGCGTATAATACAGCATGTAGTATCGATTCCATACCATAAACAGTTCCCGCTCTATAGTAATTGAAGTTAGGATTAATGCTAGTCAACAAGTTGTTAATTCGATATGGTAATGTGGCCAATCTTCCGAATTGGATAATCTTGTTGGTAGTCAAGATATTCTTGCCAGTTGATTTATTCTTATCACGTCTTGGAATGTATCTACCGGTAGATTCATCTAAGCTTGAAGCATCATAACAACAAGGGATGTATGGATATGAATCTTTGTTGTCAAGTTTATTAGTAGTAATGCCAGGATAAGGACTAGATCCAGTACATACCAAATTAACTTCTGGTTTATCTTGAGGGAATGGCATGACTTGATACTTCTTACCGGTGACAGGATTGGTGGCATTGAGATATTTTGGTATATCTTCCTTCGAGATTGGGAGAGGTTGGGTATCTCCTTGACATCGACGAGCATATGTGTTAATGAAGATATGAGGAGCTGCACGCTTCAACATGTTAAGAACACTTGTCGACTTATCTAAATTAGAAGCTTTAGCACTCTTGGATGAAACGGTTGGTGTTGCAATCCATGGTAAGTATTTAAAGTCTCTAAAATTTGCTTTGCTTTCTTGTTGGTAGTAGGTGGCAATCTTAATTGCAAGATCTCTATAATAAGTTATTCTAGAGTCGTGAACATTTTGGATACCGAATATCGTACCTGTTAGATCTGGTTTAATTCCAAGCTTAGGTGTTTGACGAGGCTGGGGTAAAACAGTTCCCATATTGAGAAATTGATATACATGACCTCTCTTCGAACTTCCAGGTACTGTTTGTTCATCCATAATCAGTAGAGAATGCATAACTGGATCCGTCTCCAAGGTCAATTGGAATAGATTGGAATTAACTATCAGATTATTAATGCGAAAGCTGATATTAGCATTACCTACAATTGGTTCTTGAAGTGTGATGCCAAATGTTCGTCCAACCTTCTCTTGAACATTGTATTTCATACCACCTTTAATATCGTAATTGATGATTACCTTGCGATCGGCAATAATGCATGGTGATAATGATTCTCTGGTTGGATTCTCTGGATCTGCTTTGTCATCACCCTTCCATAGAATGAAACTAATAGTATCTTCAGGTGGACTACCCTTCAATCTATCAGTCAATGCAACATAATATTCATAACTCAGATTAATGTAATCGCTATGGAATACCTTATAGAATACTCTACCAGCATTACTAATGCATATGAATGGAATGTCAATCGATACTACAGCTCTATCGAACATTTGGATGGCTGATTCTTTGGCAGTAAATGGATATGTCATCTCTCTGGATATAACGACGGTTTCGTCAACACCTTGAATAGGAGTCAATCTATCTAACTTATTAATAATGTCAGGAATGCCTTTGTAATTATGATATTCATTTGTTGCCTCGTTCATATAACTAGTTTGCCATGTATCGAATCCATCTTTAATACGACGAAGTACGTTATTACGACTATCTACGCTTCTAGGATCCAAATTAATTTGAGAATCGATAATACCAATTACATCTTTAGCATATGGTTGGTCAATGAAACCACCACCGTTCAGGAAGATGACTACGTAGGCAACGTCAACAGCTTTTAGCTTTGTTAACTTGGAGATATGCTCGATGAGACTTGCATCCTGATTGGTATAAAGATTAACATAATCAAAGATATTATACCATGCTTCTGGCCTTGTGTCATTGACCATGGGGAGTATTTCCTTATAATCAGCAGTATTGACTCTAAAGATGAAACGGGTTGGAATAACATTGCCTTCTAAGTAATATTGAAGGAAGACATCAATCTTCCTGGTAAAGACAGTGGATGCCATTTTTCTGTATTTTCTGATAATTTGCCGGAAATTGGATCTCAACCCAGATGAAGATAATTGCTTGAAAAAATGTATAACCAAATGCCATCATCGGCAATTGAATTATTAACCCAACTAACATTTGTAGGTAAGATACCTTCTGGCTCTAAGGTTAATGTAAGAAATAGCACTCTAATCGAAGCTGAGTCTAATTTCGGTTCGGTTCTAAGATATATGACTGGAGAGTCGAGAGACAATACCATTACATATATCCGCAATACGATCACCAAGGCGATTGAGATCATTCCAACATCCGATCCAATCACCCAATCTAGCTTAGTCGATTCTCTTCGTCATGCGGTCGAAGGTATAAATAATTTAACAGAGACCTATAAGGATGACGTCTACTACGTATCCAAACTAGAAACAGAGGTTAAAAGGATTGATCACTTTATTAAGTGGATGTCAGAACAAAACCACCATGTACATCATTGATCCACGTAAGAAGGTCGGAGTCTCTTGTCCTTTCAATTCCACCATCTCTGAAAGTATCACACCATATCTAGGCCAAATACCATGTCTCCAACTTTGTTTTAATGGTTATAATGATGGTTACAACAATGATGGTCCAATCCTATCCAATCTTCTAGCTAAGCCGACATCTACTGTAGAAAGGATCTATTTGCACTCATCAGTCCGAACTAATATCTCCAATACAGCTGAAAATAGCAGAACAGTTGTACCTCCTAGCATTAAGCATGTTAACAGTGCTCTTATTTATACAACACATATCCCCGCATCGGTTATTCTCCATTATGGATCTAGAGGAACTACATCTAAAACTATAGATTCACTATACCAATGCCATATTCCAACTAATGCTAAATTAGATTATCCTCTTCTACTTGAGAACTCTGCAGGACAAGGAACCGAATTAGGATCACAAGTAGATGAAATTAGAAAAGTTTTCGAGAAGGTTCATCTTTCCCGCATTGGCATGTGTTTAGATACATGCCATGCTTTTGCAGCTGGTTATCAAGTCGACAAACCAGCTCTCCTTCAACAACTTCTAGATGAATTAGATAACATTGCCCCAAAGAGACTTAAAATGGTTCACCTTAATGATTCGGTTCAACCTTGCAATTCTAGAATTGATAGGCATGCTAATATTCGATCCGGTCATATTTGGAGGAATGATGACTCATCTCTTCAATATCTATTGGAATATGGAGCCGAGAACCACATTGATTTCATTCTAGAAACACCATCAGCCATTGATGACCTGCTTAATTTACGAGCATCATACTTAGCATCTAGGCAATAAAGATGCCCTAAATAATACGAATATCCAATTCGTATTATTCCACACGCCCCGTCCCTTGGATCTTTCTACACGCATTAGATTAGATGCAATTAACTTTAGCATTTGGGAACTTCAAGTCTTTGGTATTAATTTTCACTCCAAACCATCTCTAAATCCCATATACAATGCATTTTAATCTCCCTTCTAGCTAAGGAATTAGAGAATGAAATGCATTGAAGTGACCAATGATTCAACAATCCTAAAAACCAATTTCCTTTTCGAAATCGAGTTTCCAAATCTATAAGGAACTTGAATTGGCCAAAAATAATTCCAAGTAGAACATCAAGATGAAAAATCGAAATAACAATTCGAAAAAGGGAAATCGAAAAATGCCTTCGAATAGAGAGAGTGCTTTGTCTTCTGAAATGACATGATCCTTCAAGATCATGTTATTCGTTTGTGTGTTTGATTTGTTGAGCATTGAATCCAATTCATGCTTCGTTTGTTTGATTTGTATTCCAAACCTTTTCAAGTCCAGAGAGAGTCTGAGGTACCTCTCGTGAGCATTGATGCCAATTTATATTTCGTTTGTTTGAATGATTTGTTAACAAGAAGCTCTCAAGTCCAGAGAGAGTCTAAGGTACCTCTTGTAAGCATTGATGCCAATTTATGTTTCGTTTGTTTGAATGTTTGTTAACAAGACATACTTGTGAGCGAAGCTCACGGAGGGGCTAAAGCCCCGCTAAGTCCAGAGACACAAGTCACTGATGTTTCAAACACCTGCCATCAATCGAAGAAGAGATGGTCCGTTGACGCGGCTAAAGCCGCTCCGTGAGCGGAGCTCACAAGGTCCAGTCTTCCATTTGTGAGCGAAGCTCACGGAGGGCTTTTAGCCCGCTCGAGTTTTAACCAACCAAATTTAGAAAATCAATTTTCCCTTGTATCCTTCAATTGCATTATTTGTTAGGAACATAAGACTGGAAGGGAGAGAAGCAAATGGAATTGGAACATCAATTAGAATAAATAGTAATTCCAGTCTTTGAACACCTAGAAGGGAGGTTAGAATGCATTTTAAATTTCGATCCAAACCAACTTTAATTCCTTATACTAATGCATTTTGACCTCCCTTCTAGCTAAGGAATAGAAAGAAGAAAAAGACCAAAGTGACTGATGATTCAACAACCCAAAAAAACCAAAATCATTCATCATTTCCAAATTCCAAATCTATAAGGAAGTTGAATTGGCCAAAAATAATTCCAAATGACACACCGAGATGAAAAATGCAAATGAGAAATCGAAAAATGCCTCTAAATTCGAATATGCCTTTGTGTCGAGAGACGAAGCTGACGCTTCTCCATGAGCCATGCTCATAAATGACATGATCGAAAGTGATCATGTTATTCGTTTGTTTGTTTTGTATTCCAAACCTTCTTAAGTCCAGAGAGATGCTAAGGAGTACCTTGCGAACCCTGTTCGCGGAGGGAGCTAAAGCTCCCGCTGTGAGCATTGATGCTGATTAATGTTTCGTTTGTTTGAATGATTTGTTAACAAGACCTCCTTGTGAGCGAAGCTCACGGAGGGGCTAAAGCCCCGCTAAGTCCAGAGACACGAGTCACAAAGGTTTCAAACACCTACCATCAATTGAAGAAGAGATGGTCCGTTGACGCGGCTAAAGCCGCTCCGTGAGCGGAGCTCACAAGGTCCAGTCTTCCATTTGTGAGCGAAGCTCACGGAGGGCTTTTAGCCCGCTCGAGTTTAAAGCAACCAAATTTAAGAAATCAATTTTCCCTTCTGGTCTCTAATTGCATTATTTGTTAGGAGTATAAGACCAGAAGGAGATCAAGGAACAATTGTCAATCAAACATCAATTGGTATAATAAGTACTTCTGGTCCTTGGAGACTTGAGATAAGGAAGCAAATGCATTTTAAATCTCCAAAACCAATCTTAAATTCTCATATACGATGCATTCTAACCTCCCTCCAGAACAAGGAATGGAAAGAAGAGCGGGGCTTAGCCCCTCCGTGAGCTCTTGAGCTCACAAAAGGACCAAAGTGACCAATGATTCATCAATCCAAAAACCAAAATCGAGAATCGAAATCATGTTTCCAAATCTATAAGGAACTTGAATTGCCCAAAAATAATTCCATATGGAACATCAAGATGAAAAATCGAAATACAAATTCGAAAAATGCAAAATGACAATTCGAAACGAGAGAAGTCTTTGTGTCAATGAAGCAAAGTGCTTAAAAAATGACATGATCGAAAGTGATCATGTTATTCGTTTGTTGATGAGCTTTAAAGCTCAAAGTGGGAAATAACCTTTTAATTAATCAACTCAATTAGTGGCTGAGAATACGAGCCAAATTAACGATAGCCGTTTAAAATTCTTTCATAGGAAGTGATGGTGTAGAAGCGTTGTGGTTGGACTTCATCTTCTCCACATTCATCGGTACAAATTGCATTAGTGCTAGTGAATTTGGAGAGTGCTTCCTCAAAGCTAACACCTTTCTTTCCCAGACGCTTGTTGACACTCTCATGGAACTCCCATGTCCAGCGGAACAAACCATTTTCAACATTCATATAGTTGGAAATAGGATGTTCAGTTATATATTTGTTAAAATGCTTCTTGCAATTCTCACATGGGAAGTGCTCACCGAGCATAGTAACTTGTTCCACAAAGACCTGCTTCTGAATATTGGTTTGAGCACAAGCAGCATTCAAATGTAAGCAAAACCATATGCCTGGACCAAACTTATCCTGTACTTTGAGTGACATTTTTAACCAACGGATTGAAATTTTTTACATCTTAACCCCTTGAACTGAACTAACGATTCCTCCAACTTGGGAGAAGATTTCTTGACCTTCTGGAGATTGGAGTGCTGTGATCGTTCCTTTAACGATAGATTCGATATCTGGGGGAGCATTTGGATCAGCATTAGTAGGAACTGCATTTTCCATAATCTTCTTGAATCCATCGCCACCCATAATCTTTTGGATTGAAGGCAACAGTTGCGAGATAATCGGACCTGCATTGTTCAGAATGTTTTGGAACGCAATTCCGGCAGGTCCTGCAGGAATACCGCTCGGATCAGTACCTTCAATAATTGATTTAAGACCAAGACTCTTCTTACGGATTGGTTCTACTTCAGACTCTGACAAGGTTTCGGATGTCTCAATACAACGATAGATACGATACAAGATTATGGTTGCTAAGTCAGGATCCACATCTTCAGCTAATTCAAATGCATACGACAAATCTAATCCCAAAACTGTACACCCTAATCCAACAAGCCATTTGCGTTCAGAACTCAACAACTCCTTAGTGTATTTAAGGTAAAATCTGCTAAACTCCATGACAGGCATATTAGAAGGAGCAAGTGATTTCCATAACTTAACTTGAGAGTTGATGCGTTCAGATGTTATATCTAACTTTTTAGCTTTGAGTTCAAGTGCTTCTAAGCATACAACCTTGAGATGTTCAACTTGTTTTTCGAATTGTTTTTCAGTAGACATTTTGGATTTTTAGAACAAGGAGTTGAATTAATCAGTTTGTCAATTTTCTACATTTCGTATATTCGATTCCTTCATAGGAACAGATGCAGATTGGTATCAATCATACAAATACGAACCTTCTATCACATATGGAGTTGATAGAATGTCCCACCAAATTATTAGACCCAACAGAAGGTTAGATGTTGAAATTAGACCAATCTGAGAATCATATTATGCATCTAGTTTGTAAGCATGCTCTGAGTATCGAATATAGATCAAGTGTTGCAAATGTTAATACGGAGGGAATTGATGTTTCGAAATTATATTTGGCCTAATTATATTGCCGAAATGAGCATAGCGATACAGCCTTATGAGTGGACATGGTGTGATGATATCGCCACTAATCGTCTGATGGTTAAGATCTGGGGCTTAGATGAATCGAGTAATACAGTTCTAATTAGGATGAAAGCTGCAACACGTTGTTATGTGGAACTGCCAAAGATATTTGCAGGAAGACAGAACTATGTTTGGAGAAAGGATGATGCAATATCTTTGGTTGATGTCTTTAACCACAATCTATCCAAGCAGGGATTACCTATCATCGAACCAAATGGAATAGGACTTGTGAACAGGAAAAGGTTTTATTACCACCAACTCAGTCTTAGACAATGCTTGTATTTAGAATTCCCAACCTATGCTGCTATGAAATACTTAGCAGGTATTATCAACGGAGGGAAGGTTAAATTCAGCTTGCATGGTTCTAATGTTATGCCATTGATCATTAGAGAGCATAACATAGATCCAACTGTTAATATTATGCGTCTACTAGGAACTTCAACAACTCAATGGCTGAGAATCAATACATCAGCAACTCCATTACGTCCTTCTGAGAAGATCACCAATCTAGAGCATGAATATCTAGTTGATATGTATGATGTTAAGCCAATTCCAGATGGTGAAATTACTTACATCACCAAACCAGGGATTCTATCCTTTGATATTGAATGCTACTCTGACAACCATAACATGATGCCGAATAAGAAGATGCCCAAAGATGTGGTATATATCATTGCTTGTTGTTATCAACAGTATATGCTACCAGAAACCAGGCGTAATGTTTGTTTGGTTCTGGGAGAGTATGATGCATCCAAAATCACCAAAGGCGAAATACGGCAATTCAAAGATGAACGATCTCTCATCACAGGGTTTGGTCAACTCATTGCAGAACTCAACCCAGCAGTACTAACAGGACATAACATCTTTGGTTTCGATTATCCTTATATTAATGCTCGTTTAGATCGTCTGATCAATGGTGAATGGTATCCATGTTCCATGATTAAGAATCGAATGGTTAAACTTATCACAAATGCATGGGAATCAAGCGCTTATGGAAGAATGGAAACCAATTACTTAGATTGCGAAGGCAGAATTTCTTTCGATATCCTTCCCTACTTTAGACGTAATGCCAAGCTAGATAACTACAAGTTGGATACCATTGCCAAAACAGTACTTGGTGACAAAGAGGGTAAGTTTGACATGCCTCCCAAGAGAATGTTTGCTATCTATAAGTCGATTATGGAGACATCATCCTTGCCTTTAGATGACGAAAGAAGGGTTCGTGCCATATCTGATTATACAGACATTATCAATTATGCAGTACAAGATGCGGAACTACCAATTCGTATATTCGACAAGAACATTATTTGGCTTGCTACTGTGCAATTAGCTAATGTAGCTAAGGTTACTCCATTCCAAGTCATCTCAAGAGGATTAGGAGTTAGAGGATTTAACATGATGATGCAAGAGAATCACAAGGCTGGAATCATCTTGGATGAGCGACAAACACCTATTCCTCCTTTCGATGGAGGATTTGTTGGCAAACCAATCCCCAATCTTTACGATAATGTTATGTGCTTTGATTTCAAGTCGTTGTACCCTTCTATCATCATTGCATATAACTTATGTCCAACAACATTTGTCCCTCCAGATAGATGGTCTGCTGTTAACCCAAATCATTGTTGGATATTTGAATGGTATTCTGAATACGAACCAGGAAAGACTAATAGCAAGTACAATATTAATGTTCTAGACGATGATGAAGATGATTCTGATAGCGATGATGAAGATGAACCCGAGGCTAAGAAGACTTTAACCTATCATCACAAGTACGTCTTCTACAGAGGAGGACCTGAGAAATTGGAAGACAGAACCGAAGAGGACAAGAAGAATATCGAAGCAAGCATTGGTATTTTGCCTAAGATTCTTATAGAGCTCATTAACTCTCGTGATGCAGTTAAAGCAAAGCTTGCAGCAACTGCTGATAAGACATTAAAGATGGTGTATTCTGCAACCGAACTTGCTCTGAAGGTTTCAGCTAATTCGGTTTATGGTATTACAGGTGCTAAAGAAGGTCGTACTCCTTGTGTTGAAGTTGCTCTTTGTACAACATATATTGGGCGTACAAGCATCAATGGTGTTAATAACTACTTGAAAGAAAAATACGGAGCCAAAGTTGTTTATAATGACACCGACTCCAGTATGGTAACGATTGATGGTCTATCAGGTCCACCTCTAATGGTAGAAGGTAAACGTTTAGCAAATGAAATCTCAGATGTGTTTGCTCCACTTAAGATTGAATTCGAGAAGGCTGGTAGAATGTTAGCTATCTGCCCTAAGAAGTATGTCTTTTGGCAATATGACAAGTTTGGTAATCCTTCGATGAAGCCGGAAGAAGATAGTGACGGTAATCCAACTGGCAAGATGAAGAAGTGCAATATTCTCTACAAAGGTGTAGTGGCAACACGTCGTGATAATAGTCCTTGGCTTCGTAGAACATATAAGATTCTACTCGATCATATCTTAGAGAAGGGAAGTTTAGATGAAGCACTTGGTATCGTATTTGGAGCTATTGATGATTTGGTTCGAGGAAAAATACCAATAGATGACCTGGTAGTGACTAAACAACTTAGAGCTGAATACAAGAGTCAAACTGCAACTATGGCAGTCTTTGCATCTGAATTGACACGTATTGGATCTCCAGCAGCAGCAGGTGAACGTATCCCATTCGTTGTAGTTAAAGATCAATTGGGACGAGATAGAATTGGACATAAGATGCGTTCGCTGGATTTATACAATCAGGACAGACGACAGAAGTATGATGGTGATGAAAGCATTATTGTAGAACCAATCGATGTTGATTATTATATCGAGAAAGGGTTTATGAAACCAATCCAACAACTGCTAAGTGTAGCATATCGCAATGATATTGAAGTAGCAGAGATTAAGAACAACTTCACCGATATGGAAATTACATATAAGCATCTATTTAACAGTGGTCAATGTAAATATAGAGAGCAGCTGATGAATGCCATTAATTTGTATCCACTTCCTCACTCCCCTGGTGATACGGTTGAATCAATCCAGAATTATATTTCGATATTCGAGATGCAAATGAAATATCTATCCGAAGTAGCTAAGGGTAAGACTAATATGAAGAAGCTAATATCTAAACATTATAATCGTTATCTGCTACCTGATATGCGAATCAATAGCATTATGGTGAAGAATTACCTTAGATATCGTAAATATCACAAAGCAATGCTAGAAAGTTTAGTCTATTCCATGGCACTTAGGGATCTAAGTCCGGAAATAATGTATCGACAAATGCAATCGATCAATTATATCGAGAATATGATAGAGCAACGACGTCGTCAATCTCTCGCTTAAAAGAATAATATTATGCCATATACAACACATAATATTATTTACAAACCACTTACAACTCATACCACTTACCGGAATAAGCAACGAATTGCTTATAACATTTTGGTTCTACCTTGAATTCCTTTCCACAACCTGACTTAACTTCAATGCACTTACGATAATCGTTCTTAACAATTACTTGTCTAAACAACTCGCAATGTTCATCTCCATAATGATGGAGACGTGGCAAAATAACTTCATTCTTCTTTTCTACAACTACCAATCTTACGTTATCTGGTACATGGAAGCATTTATCCTTGCACTTACGTAAGACGACAGTATACAAGCATTCTGCTCTTCCTGTAGCACCAGTAGCACCTTGGAGTCCTGTTGGACCGGTAGCACCAACAATACCTGTAGCACCTTGGAGTCCTGTTGGTCCTTGAAGACCTGTATTACCTCTCACTCCAGTTGGTCCAGTTGGTCCTTGGGAACCTGTAGCACCAACAACACCAGTATTACCTTGAAGTCCAGTTGGTCCTTGAATACCTTGAGCTCCTGTTGGACCAGTAACACCGTCAAAATCACATCCACCTGTGCAACCTCCACATGGTGGTTGTGGACCAGTCCATCCAACACACATACAATCAGAGTCATCATCGGCATCAACTGTAACAACTCTTGAATCACCTGTACCAATTGGATTATCCAAAGCATCATAGAGTTGTACAGACAGAGTATGAACACCTGAGGTGAAGATGGAGAATCTAATTGGATCGCATGCATCATAAATCTTAGCACGGGTATCTTGTCCATCAACAAATACACCAATATAATTACCGCATTGGGTCAGATCGAAATTGCAAATGAACAAATCCATAGGGAAGCAACGACCCAATAGAGCATTCTGGGTTGGATAAACCATAGCGATATACGGATCTTGTCCTGGAAGACAAGCACAATTAATTCCGGAGTTTGAGCATACACCTGACATTTATGATCCGCTGAGAAAAAAGTTATTTTTTTCCATGACCTCAATCATCAGAGATATATGCGTTGGTAAAACATCTTTTCCGATAGGTCAGCTCCAGTTGTTATGGACAAGTAATTTTACATGCTGGAATGCCTTCGATGATCATATGTTCAAGCTCAATGGAAGACCTGGATATAACGCAGATAATTTCAGCTCCATGAATGATTACTTCAGTTATTTGTTGAATTATTATTTGGAGCAGGGATATAGCATTAGCCAACCCGGATCGAATTCTTATAATGCATTCCAACAAGTACTTCAAACTGCTTGTACTAGATATCCGGGAGCTTGTGGTAATTTCCTTACATCTTGGTGTGCTAATAATGCAACAGCTGATTCTGCATCTACCAACACAGGTCTAATGGATTTCTGCGGTTGTTATGTTAAAGATCAAAGTTGGACCGAGTTTGGAGAGAAAGTAGAATGCCAACCCTTATGCCATAGAGTCTCAACTATTAAGCTACCAGATGGAACTGGATCATATTCTACATGCACTAGCAATGTATGCATCATTGATAATGTGGCCATCAATGCTGCTAGAACTGATGGAAGAAGGACAAATGTATCTTTCACTCAAGTATGTCGATGTCCTGAAGGTCAATGTAAATGCATTCTCTCCAACACTAATCTGTATGGATTGGTGGGAAATGTTTCATTCAATCAAGTATGTGCAGATAATTCAGCATGCTATACAGTATCAGATAACCCAAATCAACCACCAACACAAATACCATGCCCTACTATAGTAACACCAGAAGATAGTAGTGAAACAATTGTCGACTCTACATCAATCTACTTGCCATGGATTATTATGATTATTGTGGTTGTCATCATCTTCTTGTTCATGGTCATCTCTTAAAAGTTTGTCCAATAAAAAAATGGCAACCCAGGTCAAGGATTTTATTTACAACTATCGTCCCCAAAGTGCTAAGGATATCCAAACATACATCTCTGGTCGATATGAGTTTAGACAGCTTGCTTCGGATATCAAAGAGCCTATTCCGAAGAGAGGAGAGAAGTATACCCATCAAGAATTCATTGTTAGATATATGAAGGCTTATGATCGACTCTTGATGATGCATGATACAGGTACTGGTAAATCTTGTGGATCTTTAGGTTCCGCAGAATCCTTTCGTGAGGAATGGTTATCTTCGACAGCTGACTATGTGACAACATATCTTCGAGGACAGCCAGGTAATATTCGTAGAGTCGTTATATTCACCAAATCAGAGACCTTGGAGTATGAGTTTAGAAATCAGTTGGTCTGCAAATGTACTAAGCCTGAAACCTATGAACAACGAATTAGAGGAACCAAACAAGGTCAAGGTGCTGAAAATGCAATCACTAGATCTTTAGGTAAGTTCTATGACTTTGAGAGATATGGAGCATTCGGTAATGCAATGAAGAAGATGCCTATGTCGGATACTGTGCTAAAACAAAAGTATAGCAATACACTCTTCATTTGTGATGAGATTCAGGATCTCATTACAGGTAACCGAGCCAACATTTCAGAGAAAGATAAGGAAGATGACAAGAGCTCGTATGCTGCACTTCAACACTTATTTAGAGTTGTTCCCGACATTAAAGTGATATTGATGTCTGCTACTCCAATGATTGATCAAGCCAGGGAGATTATCCCTATCATGAACCTAATTCTACCAGAGAATAACCAAATCCCCCAAAATATTGATTTAAGTACAGCAACACTGGAACAGATGGAGCCATACTTCAGAGGAATGGTATCATTTGTTCGTGCTTTGGATACAGGAGCAGTTCCAGTCTATCAAGGAGATGCATTGAGTAACCAGATAGGTGTTAAAGTATTCAAGTCACCAATGGTACCCGATGGTATTCAAAGAAAATCATACATCCAATATGCCAATGGAGAGCTAGTCAAAAACTCATTTGAATCTAATACTCAACAAGCAGGTCTATTTGTATTTCCCAATGGATCTATCGGAACTAAGGGAATGGAAACATACTTCATATCTGGAGGTGATGGAACCTATCAATGGGTTCATGATGATGTATTAGCCCGAAGCAACATTCCATCTCTATCTCGACAATTAGAAGGTCCCAATGCATTAGAGAACTTGAGAAGAATGTCTACCAAATTTGCTACAGTGATTGATTTGCTTACTGCTAACTCTGGAAGTCATTTCATTTACACTGATTATGTCGAAGTAGGAACTAATATTCTAGGCCTGATTTTGGATCGTTTCCAACTTAATGGCCAGTACTATGAGAGATTTACAGGAAAGACGGCAGCCTTTAATAAGTCCTTCTCAGGTAATATGGAATATTGTTCTGCAGGATCAAGTACCGGACAGATATCTCCGGGATTTATGGCACGTCCTAGATACGCTATTATCAACTCAGGTGTTAATGGTAAACAACGTCAGAACATTTTAGAGTTGATGAACAGTCCTGCCAATATGTACGGTGATTATATCAAAGTACTCGTCGTCTCTAGAACTGCTAGAACTGGAATTAATGTCAACAACATTCAGAGCGGACATTTGTTGGGTCCTTCTTGGAATCAGTCCAATACATATCAAGCATTGAGTCGTTTTCTCCGTGCTACTAGTCATGCTGCTATTATCGAGGATATAATGATCAAAGAGCATAAGAAGCTAGAAGATGTACGTCTCACCGTCAATATCTACCAGCATTGCATTGTCGATAACATCTCTCATGAAGAGACAGTTGACGAACATTTGTATCGCTTATCAGCTGAGAAGGATTATGATATCAAGCGTATCTTTAGATTCATGAAGCAATGCGCAGTTGATTGCCAAATCCACAAACGTCGTAATGTAAGATTAACTGATGAGCCTTATACAGCTGTTTGTGATTATCAAGAATGTGATTATGCATGTGTAGATCCAGAACCTACTAGTGTCGATTACTCTGCATTCAATGCTATCTACTCGGATGGAGATGTAAATCGTGTTATAGACATTATTAAGGATTACTTTAAGACTCATTACCAAGTTAGCTATAATGAGATGGTATCATGGGTAGGAAAGAATATCAAGCATGACACCACCGAAGTTAAATTCCTTACTGATCGTGCCATCCGTCAATTGGTCGATAGAAGAAAGGTTATTTATGATCGTTATAACTTTAGATGTTATTTGCAGGAGGATGGAGCCAATCTCTACATCCAACGAGATTTCCCAACCGACACAACCGGAACTCATTATGCATCCTTATCGTATTATGCATCATCTGTTATTGGTATTAAGACCAAATCATTAGATGTATATTTGCGTTCAGTTAAGGCAAATATTGCACCTGAGATCACCAACATTATCAATGGATTTAAGGATATTTTGGATCTTTACTTCTATCTTCGAACATTGGATATCGATACAATGAGTGCTATCTTGGAAGATGCAATGGTAAATAGATGCATTAGACACAATACGGAAGATAGAGTATCAGAATGGGTTATTCGTTGTCTCTCTCCTTACATTTATTGGTTTGCTGAACCAATTGCTGAACTAGAAGCACAGAAGCTCTCTATCGAACCAAGCAAGTTAGAGAAAGCTGCCAAACAAGGCGTAGGATTTAAGAAGAAGAATGTTGTCAGAGTGGACCAACAAGCTATTGGTGGTTGGGTTTACATCCATACTCTATATGGATTAGAGACAGGAGGTGTAGAATACAACACCACTGCTAAGAAATCCAGATCACTTAACAAGATGAGAATTATGAATGCTTCCGATGGTTATTTTAGAGAAGCAATGCCATATGAGATTAGCATCTATATCCCAAAGATACAAGAGGTCAAGAAGGAAAGAATCCAACCATATACCGATCAAAGTTTGTATGGCATTTACGACAGTTATACACAACTGTTCCGTCTAGTTGATTTGACTAAGAATACTACCATCGGAGATCTTAGATCCGATAGCAGAGGCAAAGTATGCAAAGATTGGAGTCCAATTGAACTTATTAACATTCTAAAGACGACCGGATACAAATTGAAACCATCAACAGTAACCGAATCACAGATGAGAAACGAATTAGCCAAAACAAAGATTGATACAATGGGAATGGATGCGGAAACTTTAAGATATGCATATGCTTATCAACACAGCACTAGTATCGATATCTGTGATATTCTCCTTGGTCACTTTGCAGATATAGATCGTCTATATATTGAATAACCGGCATTGCAATTAATTTTGCAACCTAACATGTTTGGTCTTTTTGAATTTGGAAAGACCAAACAACGTAATCGACACACCGAAATGACCGATATCATATATGGAAGTGTGAGAGACTTTAAATGTGCACGAGAAGGAAGTGAATGGATTAGAAGGTTCAGTGTCATCGATAGTCAAAATGTAGTTTATAAGTGCAGAACCGCGCTCTATTTACCGTTAATTAACTCTGATATTCTAGTCTTTAATGCATTAGATACCATTACATCTAAGCAAGTCAATAATGTCCTTCACATACCATATGTTAGTATGAATTTTGAGGATCACTTTATCTCCAATTATTTAGCTCCTTCATTGAAGAAGTATCCAGCCCAAATCTCAGGTATCTACGAACTTCTATCCAATAAAGCTAGAAGTACAGATGCATATCTCATTACCAACTATATTGAAGATTTGATTCGTGCCAAAGATAATGGCACTATGCCTTTATTCGAGGTTGATCAATTGGCATTTGAAGCAATGTTATCCTGGTTTAGATCCAATGTTTGCATTCGTCGCCTTAAATTATTGGGATTGAAGCTTGACCAAATTAGAGATGTGGTATCAAGTCTTGATTACAAGACATATGAAATTGAAGAACGAGTTCGCACCAACCCTTACATCTTATATCCTGCAGGATTTGAGGCATGTAATGCTATATGCCAAATCCTTAGATATCAACCTACTTCATCTCAAGTCTTATCTGGCAAAGCAATATCAGACTTATGGCAATTTGTCAAAGACAAGGGATGGACATGTATGTCTTCCGAGTTTGTACCAGATATCATCAAAGAACACAAGGATTACTTTGAAGCGGAATATGGATTAACTTGGATTGGGAACTTTGTCTATTTCCCAATCACTAATCGAATTGAGAATGAAACCGCTAATTGGTTTAGAGAACGCACTACTAGCTCAAAAGGAATTGTTGATCTTGAATGCTTGAAAGCTCAGCTTGATGGATCAATCTTATCCGATTCTCAGAAGGAAGCATTGATTGATGCATGTTCAACACAAGTGTCTATTATGTCAGGAGAAGCAGGAACAGGAAAGACAACAGTCATCTCGGCATTGATTTCCGCATTGATCAATTTAGGTATTCGATATCATGTATGCTCCTTTACAGGTAAAGCTGTGCAAAGGGCAATGCAAGTAGTTGCCCAGTATAATAATAGTGGGAGTGGTGGTGATGATGATGACGATGAAAACAGTAACTTCACAACTATCCATCGTCTCCTTGCCAAAGGAGCAGGAGGTATTGAATTCCTCATTATTGACGAAATATCAATGGTAGCAATGCCATTATTTCATGCATTAATCACTCGCTTACCTAAGACAACACAAGTCCTAATGGTGGGAGATCCTAATCAACTTAATCCTATTGACTGGGGACATTTGCTAAATGTCATCATCCATTCTAGTGCTTTGAAGCATGTTAAGCTAAGTGTTAATTACCGACAAGGAGATGATGGAAATGGTCTCCTAACCAATGTTAGAAACATACTCAACTCCAAGCAGATTGAGAACAATGACCGATTTCAAATGATATATCTAAAGAACGATGCTATCACTGCTGAGGTATGCAATATCATGAGATATATACGACAAAACATGCCCAATGATAATGTTATGATTGTATGTCCCTATACATATCACTTGAAAGAGATTAATGAACAAATACGAGCTATCGTTAATCCAAATGCTGAGATGGTTGTTGATCAATGGGGAACCAAGTTCTGTATGAATGATCGAGTTATGTTAACTGAGAATGATGGAGGTCTCATCTTCAATGGTGATGAAGGTACAATTGTAAGTATGACACATCAAGGGACTAGGAGTAATGTTATTGTCAAGTGGGATCGTACAGGTACAACTACTAGTTTCAGTTGCAATTCGGAATCTAGTTATGAAGAGATTTCCCTTTCCATTTTTGGAGGTGCTAGTTCCAGGACTAATAAATGCACCAAGATGCTACAGATTGCATATGGTATTACTTGTCACAAATCTCAAGGCTCTGAATGGGATGGCATCATTTTTGCAGTTCCTTATCACAAGCGTAATCCTGAATTCTTATCCAAACGCATGATCTATACAGCCATTACCAGAGCTAAGAAGTATTGTTATATTGTTGGAGATTTATCAGCCTTCAAGAGAGCAGTTAGTATGTCTGCATCACATACTTCGACATTATTGCCATATCTCATAGATAAAAATTAAGAAACCAGATACAAAAAGACAATGACAATCCCTGTTTACATTATTGCATCGGGACAACCTGATACAAGCTATATTGCTAAATTGTCATCACTGTTCGACAACTCTCTCTTCGATGTTAGTGTAGTTGAATGTAATGACAATGCTAGCCAATGCGAGAAGGAGCGTAAATCTTTCAAATATGCGTTGAAGTCTGCACAAGAGAACTTCTGCGACCAACCTTGCATTATTGTTAGAGATTGCATGTTCAGCAACTTGTCTAGCTCAGATATGTACCACCTTATCTCCAAGATCCTTCAATCCAATATCAGTTGGGATTTATGTTATTTGGCTCGTTACTTAGATAGATGTGATGGTAATGTTGTAGTTCAAGACCTTACCTTGGGAGGATCCCTTGTCACAACTCAATCAGCAGAAGGAGATGATGCAATCATGTATTCAACCAAAGCTAGAGATTGTATCCTCAAAACACTTACCCCTCCATGTGATGATGGGGAGGAGAAGGTTGGTACCGATACTCCAAAGAAGAAGATTGCTAAGAAGGCTAAGAAAGATTCCCTTAAAGGTAGCAACAATTGCCCATCATCAATCATCCACAAAGAGTTGACATCAGGAAGCCTCTCAGGCATTGCTGTATCTCCTCCAGTCATTCAATACAATCCTATCTTTGGTGATTTCAACAAAACTTGGGAATGTAGCAAAGGTGATAAACCAAAGCCATGTCCACCTGACAATACAAGTTCATCTTATGCTTGGATTCCTTTGGCCATCTTGTTCATTATCATCATTGTTATCTTAATTTGGTTTGTTTGGTTCCGTCGTTAAATATTGAGAGTTCGGATTCGATTCCGTCTCTAACCATTGTATCTTCCAGAAGGAAGACATAATGTGCGTCTGTTATTCCACTCTAATATAATTGGAAGTTATTTCCTTATCCGAATCTAGTACAATAACCTGATCACCATCCACATATCCTTGAGAATCTTTGTCATCCAGTGTAACATTAGCTGGATATGGAAATAAATTGGCATTATTGATGATCTCTTGTATGATATTTCCGTTACCATATATTGGTGTATCATATCCCATTCTGGCAAATCTAGATTGCATATTAATATACGATTGAATGATAGGATTGGTTTTAATATTTGGGTGCTGTAGTTCTTTAACCATCCAGGCAAGATATGTCTCAAATGGTGTAGAACGAAGCATAATTCTTTGCTGTGTGATTGTTTTTGTCGACATAATAGATGAGAAGTCGGTATTCAAGACAAACACCACAAGTAGAATTTGGGAGTAGGATAAGAATTGGATTAGCTTCTTAGAAACATTGGGGGAAATAGGAAGCAATGCCAAGAACTCTTTGTCTTGAAGACCAAGTTCTGTCAATAATTCCGGATGTAAATATTCTTGATCCCATTCTACAACATCTAATGGCTGATATTTAATTCCCATGATATTGGCAGCTAACTCTACAACGGGTGATGACGCATTATCGATAATCATGTTGCATTGGGTGTAATCAAATCGATAATACATATCGTCAAATACCGTTTCCAGACTATTGACATGGAATGGTGATATTGGAACATCATCTGTAGATGGAGAAGTATAACCGGTTTGAATAATGATGATTTCAATGTCAGATAACATCAATTCAGGATGTGCAACTAGAAGGACTAATTGTGCATCACACAAATCATTCTGGATTAGGTATTGGAGAAGAGATTTATCACGCTTTGTGATTATTGTAACAACTAATTTAAGATTGATATCTGTTAGATCGTAGTCCAGTAGATGATGAGCAGATATGATTTGGTTATTTTGATCGGATACTCTGATGGCATATCCGATCCATGATTGGATTAATGGAACAACCACTTGAACAATCTGGGTATCAAAATTATCAGACATTTGTACTCGTAAAAATAAAAATGTCAATCCCTGAGATAGGAGCTATAAGTTCGGACACTTTAACTTACATGTATGCAGTGAGTAATGGAACCATTTATGTTGCAACTCTCGTTTATACGGAAGGGCAATCGCTCCCCAACTTGGTATTTGATCCTCGTCTACCGACAGGTGCAACTGTAAGTTTCACTCCATTCATCAATGCTACTAATATGTATGTTAGGAATACCATCACAGCGAGTGGTAATGCAGTTGGATATATCAATGGTGTTCTCGATATTACAACCCTACCATCGGATCTCATTCTACTAACATCAGCGGCTAATGATAGCTTTGCTTTAAATTATCAAGTAGCAGCTCTTGCAGGTGTTCCTTATACGGTTAGCTACAACAGTTCAATAGCATTATTCAATGCTTATATCCCTGGAGCTACTTCTGGAACCATTAAGACAGATGCCAACGGTGTCCCGCTAATCCAAAAGATTAGCGGCAACTTCTATTTCTTTACTTTAACCTGGTTCCCTTTGAGTGGTTGTTCCACTACCTTAAGTGATCAAGCAACTATCATTAGATTCATTACCAATTGGTTGAGCTCTGGATCTATGCCAGGTACTCAATACTTCACCACAGAAGGAGATTGCAGTGTGCAGAATGTTTACGATTATTGTACATTTAGAGAAACTTGTACTTCTTCATGTAATGGTCCGTGTCCAGATCCTAGCACTTCTTGTACATTCTCTAATGACAATGGATATTATTGCCCTGGAGCGAATAATCCTCCCGTAGATTTGACACCTTATTATGTCATTATTGTGTTTATTTTACTATTTGCTTTGGCTCTTATGGTACTGATCTTCTTTGCTTAAGTGTTGATGAAGTGACGAATTAATGAATTGGAGCGGCGAACGATGGAGCATCAGTGATCAAGCTGACATGTAACATTCCCAGCATAAGAATCATAATGAACATTCCATTTGAGGTTGGTTAAAAACCAGGGCCATAAATTGTGTATATCTGGATAACTGGTATAAATTTGGGGACATGACTTAGCAGATGACATGATATCATGTGTTAAAAATCTCTCCAATTCTCCAATACCAGATTGATCAGAGTGGTCATGGAAAAATCGATCCAAGCTGGTAGTGAGTAGAGATCCCGAGACATCAGAATACGATACTTGATCGTATGATGATGCACATATCGAAATGACTTGTTGGGTGAAATAAACTCGAGCTCCATCTACCAATCGATACACACCATTATTGTAGATGTAGGGTAGCATGAAATTATGACCATGACAACAATCGAAGATTAAGATGGTTTGAACGTTAGCATTAGCAGATCCCATTGCTGTATACAAATCAACATCTGATATATATTCTACTCCTGGAAGTAGGAGCTTGGAGCCAACAGAATGACCGGAATAATAGATAAATCCAAACTTAGATGTAACTGCCTTAGCAATAAGGGGAAGTAGCTGTGATTTGGATTCGAAGGCAGTAATGTAATCATTAAGATGAACAATG